ATTTCTCCATTACGATTATTTCCAATGACGTCAACATCACCCAAAACCTCTGTTCTTCCAGGGTTTCCAAGTACGTCTATGTTATCTAATGTCTCTGGCATCAAAATGTCCTATAAATAATTGATGGCATACAGTGGAAAATATAGCCCTAAAAATATCAGTAAATATTTAGGTGACCATTCGAACATCTGGTATAGATCGTTATGGGAGCGCCGAGTTATGGTGCACTTGGATGAAAATCCGAATGTTGTTGGATGGTCGAATGAAGAGATTATTATACCATATTTATCACCTGTAGATGGAAGGTGGCATCGATACTTTCCTGATTTTTATGTGAAAGTTCGGAATAAACAAGGTCTCTTAGAGAGTCGGATACTTGAAGTCAAGCCAAAGAGTCAATCAATTCCACCGAAAATTCGAGGCAAAGTTACAAGACAATATCTAAAAGAAGTTGCAGCATGGGGCGTCAACGAAGCCAAATGGAAAGCAGCGGAAGAATATTGTAAAGATAGGAATTGGAAGTTTAATGTCATCACAGAAGAGCAACTAGGAATCTAATGCCAGCATTACTCGAGAAAATTACAAGAGATCTTTCCAAGAAAGGAATTGAGCCAAGAAGCGCAGAAGCCAAAGCCTTTATACAGAAGATGATTGGGCAGGCAAAGATACCAACGAATCGTTCGAATGTTCTAAACGATCCAAAACGAACAGCACCATTTGCTGTTGTTGGTAAGATGTTTATGTTTCGTTATGATCCGTTAACAAAAGAAAAACTCCCTCAGTGGGACGAATTTCCACTGGTCATCCCAACAACCGTAACAGGCGATGGATTCACTGCAATCAATCTTCACTGGCTCGGACCAGGAGAAAGAATCTCGATTCTAGATGGGCTGACAATCTTCTTGAATAACGATAAATATGATGATTCGACAAGATTTAATCTTTCGTACGATTTACTCAAGAACATGAGTCGTTTTTCAAGCATTAGCCGTTGTATGCGCAGATATCTCTATGATCAAATGACATCTCCGATGATTTATATCGAACCAAATAATTGGGAAACGGCATGCTTTCTTCCAGTGCAAAATATTAGGAGTGGTGCCTGATGGCAATAAACACCAAAAAAGCATTAAACATTAGTGATTTTGTTTCTCGAATTAGTGATCGAGGAATTTCAAAACTTAATCGAATTGCAATCCAGATAAAGCCTCCTGCTGAACTACTTGGAGTGTTGAGTTATAACAATAAAGATGAGTATCTGACTTATTATGCAGAGTCAGTTTCTATGCCTGGAGTTGAGTTTACAACTGGATCGATATATTTCGGTGGTCCCCCAATGACCTTTCCGACCAGAAGCGAGTATAGAGATGTTACAATCTCATTTCTAGTTGATGATTGGATGAGACAAAAAATCTTTTTCGATTCTTGGATGAATTACATTAATCCAAAAGAAAACAAATTTGACTTTCGATACAGAGATGACATTATTGGAGAAATAGACATTCTTCAAATTAGAGAGGATGGGCAGGGACCATCTTATGGTCTTAGAATGTATGAGGTGTTTCCAATTGCAATGTCTGAGATCAAAGGATCGTGGGCAGAACAAGAGCCAGTGCGATTAGATATCTCATTCTCTTATCGCTATTGGAGAAGTTTAAACGCTGACTCATACGAAAGAAGAGACTCAGAAGCACCAAATTATAGTTTTGTTGATTACACTATTCCGTCAAGACAAGAAGTTGTTGGAGACATTGATGTGATTGGTGAGCCTGGTGGTGGTCGTCGTCCTCCTCGCAGAGAAGTTGTTGGAGATATTGATGTAATTGGAAGACCAGGTGATGTATTGGACAATATCGATGTGATTGGCACACGATAAATTAATGGAGTTAGAGTATGGCTATACCAAAAATTGATTTGCCGACATATAAACTTGAGATTAAATCAATCGGAAAAGAGATAACCTTCAGACCATTTGTTGTAAAAGAAGAAAAGATTCTTCTAATGGCACTCGAGTCTAGAGATTATGAGACCAGTCTTGATGCAATTAAACAGATTGTAAGAAACTGCGTTCTTGATAATTTGGATGTTGAGACTTTACCGTTATATGAAATTGAGTTTTTGTTTTTAAATTTAAGAGCAAGATCGATTGGAGAAGTTGTTTCTCTTCAATACGTTTGTGAGAATGTGATTGATGGAAAGAAACGATGTAAGAGTAAGATGGATTTAGAAGTTGATCTGCTTAAAGTTGCAGTTGATCATAAGCCATTAGATAACTCGATTGCTCTTTCAAATGGAGTTGGAATTAAATTAAACTATCCAACAATAAGTGTTTCAAAAGTTCTAATAGAAAAATTAAGTACGAAAGATGCACCTGTTGAAATACTCAAACAATGTACTGAATATCTTTACGATGAAAATCAGGTTTATAAACTTGATGAGATGCAGCCAGGTGAGTTTGAAGAATTTGTTAACAATCTAACAACTGAACAATATAGAAAGATTAAAAACTTTTTTATGAGTATGCCAATTTTAAGATACGAAAACGAATTAGTTTGTGGTAAATGCAATAAAAAGCATACTATCAAACTGGAGGGTCTCCTCGATTTTTTCGTATAAGCCTTCGTAATGAGAATTTGAAAACATACTATATGACTAACTTTGCATTGATGCAGCATCATGGTTATAGTCTTACGGAACTTGAGCAAATGATTCCGTGGGAAAGAGCAACGTATGTTTCTTTAGTAGCGCAACACGTGAAAGAAGAGAACGACAAACTTAGAGAAAGACAATTACAGAGAAAGAATAAATGATCGGAAAAGAAGATGCATACGAACGAATGAGCAGTTTTACTCAAAGAGGAGAAAATTTGCGCAATAGTTTTGCTGAACGCTTTGGTGGTGGTGGTTTTGTTGGAACATCTAAAGTTGCTGAGACATTTAAAGATGATGCTGGTGATATGGTCAATAAGGTTGTTGAGACTGACACTAAAACAATCAACAACATGATCGCTTCTGCTTTAGCTGATAATGTTAAAGAAGAAGTTAAAAAAGAAGAGCCAACATACACAAAACCAAATCAGACAACAGTTAATACTGAGATGTCGAATGATCAACTTGAAGAATTTCTAAGTAATGCGATAAAGAATGAAGAAAGTGCAAAGAAAACTAATACCACAAAATTGACAGAAGATTCAGGTATGAAGAATGTTGCTGCAGCATTACAGACAACCCAGAATTCCGCATTAGATGAATTGAATTATTCTGGTTTGGATCCAGGCTTGATTCGTTCTATAATGGCAAATCAAAAAAATCTTCAACAAGTGGAGATACAACAAACATCTTATAATCCCACACCAAATCAATCAGACGCCACTATGCAGCCAATGATCATGCCAGATCTTGGCGATATTAATGGAATTGATCCAATGGTTTTGCAATCATTAATGAATGCGCAATCCCAAACTGAAACACAACAGGCTCAGGAAGTTCAACCAACTCCTCCAACTGTTTCTGAAAAATTTAGTGATTTGGTTGATACAGCATTTGGAATAGATCAACAGACACCAGAATCTTACAAACTCTCATCTGTAAAAGCAACATATACAAAAGTTGAAAAAGAGGGTGGAGCACCACCAGATGATTTAGCTGATGAGGATTTAGCATCAATTGATGTGATTGGTTCTACAGTTGATGATTTAGTTGATGAGGATCTAGAATCGATTGATGTTATTGGCAATGATGATTTGGAAGGTGAGGATCTAGAATCAATTGACGTAATTGGTGATGAAGATCAAGGACCATTGAGACCAGAAGAAGAGGATGATTCTTATAGTTTTGGAGATAATCCTTGGGAAAGATTCAAACAACTTTATCTAGATTTTTATACTGGTGGTCAAGGTGCAGAGGCTTTAAGAGATTTCAATAAAAAAACAGCAGCTGGAGAATTTTCTGATCTAGAATCTTCTAAAGATGATTTGTTTAATGAATACAATAACATGAGTCCAGTGTCAAGGGACACAAATGAAATTCTTAGAATGAATAGTGAGAAAAATCAAATAAATGATATGATGAACACAATGAAAGATAATGCAGAAATGAAATCGTCACCACCAACAATTATAAACAATAGCAGAACAATTGTTGCCAAAGCACCAGAAGATTCGAAGACAGGTAGAGTATTCTCAGATGATAATACGTTCAATCGTCTTTCTGCTGCTGACTCGAATCACCCTCAATACTACGGATTTAGAATCTAAAAAAAAAGGGGGACCAAAGTCCCCCTGAAAACATCTACGGTTTTCTAAAACAGATTATTCTGCAGCCAACTTCTCGAAGAATGCCATATCGTCATCCTCGACGGTAACATCTTCAGCAGTGACTTTCTTGGCAGGAGCAGAGCGAATGACAGGAGCCGATGCTTCCTCATCATCAACTCGCTTTGCTGTCACACCAGCAGCACCACCAGCACCAAGAACCTTGTCCAACTTCGCCTTGAGTTCATCATAGGACTTAAAGTTTTCTGGCTTCAAGAAATCCTTGAGTGAGTGAGCAGACTTCCAAACCTTTTCGATTTGCGCGTCGTCGCCATTGAACAATGCAGCAGGAGATTCAAACTCCGACTTGTCATAGTTACGATAACCTTCAACGTTGCGAATCTTAATCTTGAAGTTTGCACCTTTCCAGAAGTCAAACGGATTCATCGGTGTCTCATCAGCAAATTGCGGTTCAAGTTGCTCCTTGATTTTATCAAAGATTTTCTTGCCGAACTTGTAGAGGAAAACCTTTCCTTCGTTGTGTGGACGCTTGGCATCAGAGATTACAAGAACGTTTGCGATGTACGTCAACTTGCGTTTCTGTTTTCGAGCGATTTCTTTATTTGCTTCGATGCCTGAATTCCAAAGAACAGTGTTGTGCTCAGAAACAGGATCAGTCTTACCAAGAGTTGTGAGAGAATTCTCAATGTACCAACCACCTGGACCTTGGAATCCGTGAGACCAGATTTGAACCCAAGGAAGACCATCTTCACCGTCAACGGCTGGTGTATCAAGGAAACGAATTACTGCGTAACCATTGCCAGCGGCATCAACTTCTGGTTGCCAGAAACGCTCATCAGCGCCTTTGCCTCCAGTGTTGCCTGCTGAAGAGGCTTCAACTGCCTTCTTCAATTTGTCGAGAGATGAACCTTTTTTAAGATTTGATAGTGTCATATTTGTATACTCCGTATGTTTGTATTAACTGTATAAACGTCTTATCCACTTTCTTCATTACTATAACATTATATAGTATTTCAGTCACCAAGTAAAGTTTCCTTTGTCAAAGTCTTGTACTTGTCGACATTCACATTCAAGAACGATCCGTATTTGCGAATCTTTCTTGAAACTTTGGGGTAGATGATATCATCACTGATCTTCTTGTCCCAAATTTTTATAAAGTCGAAGATGTTATTGAGGATAACCATCGTCTCAAGTGTGACATCATTTTGCATGAATAACACTAACAGTTTTGGAAACTGCCCATCTTCGACTTTAAATAAATCATTGAAATTATCTTTGGTTGCGATTTTTTGCAGATCATCAGTATAGATCTTGCTCATAGAATCTGTTCGTCGTTTCCATTCTCGATATGTCTGTTCAGCCTCTTCTTCAAGAAGAGACTTGGTCCAATTATCGTCGCTGTGAACAAAATTAGCAACCAGAAATGGAACCATCTCATCGTCGCGATACTTCCGCGCCAGACGGTGAAATAGAAATTTGTCACGGCGTTTTTGAAATGCATCTATAGAGACTCGAGTTTTGCCATCGTAGTGAAAAAAGTTATAAGACTCAGAACTAAAGTGCAACTTGATGGCTTGATAGGTGCAATAAAGATCGTATCCGTTCATAACGGAAGTCTGCTACCTCGTGGAAGAAATCGTAACTCCATTGCTTCACCTTCAATGATGCTTTTGAGTGAATCATTGATCAATGATGCTGCAACTTCAATTTCAAGATTGTTTCTTTCGCAATAAGTTGTAATCGCATCCATGTGATCTATTCTTTCATTTAATGCCATCTCCATAATCATCATGGAGAATATATTTTTTTCTTCTCGACTTGCCATGTTAGATCTCATAAGCACTCAAGGAATTGTTTAACTGTTGAGTCACACGAACAAAAGTCGTTCGCTTGCTCAGTTCTTTCAATTCACTCGCTCCCACGTATGTACATGCTGAACGTAAACCACCCAAAATATCTTGAAGTGTTCTAGCCACTTCGCCGCGATAAGGAATCTCAACTGTCTTACCTTCACTGGCTCGATAGTTTGCAACTCCACCATTATGTAAATCCATTGCTGTATCTGAACTCATGCCATAGAATTGATTGTCGCCAAATGGACTTGCTCCGCCTTCTTTATGACCAGCCAGCATTCCACC